GCTCATAAAGAAACTCGAACGTAAACCGCCAGCGCGGAAGGAACCAGTCGAGTCCGTTAATACTATTCGTGTCCGGCGGTTGAAATAATTCCCATCGCACATCGGTACACATCCACGTATATGGCGCACCGCCCGCCCAATAGGTTCCATTCAGGTATCCCGCACTGCCCGCTGAAATGTAGTGCGGGTATGCTGTGCGGATTATGCCTTCCATGACGATGGTAGTCTGCGGGCTCAATACGTCGGCTTCCGCGCCTTGTTCAACGGTTTCGCTCGGGTAATCAGGATCGCCGGCAGGGAATGTGTGCGATACCGTCAACTGGTTCCCGTAACCGTCATATGCGATACGCTTTTGAATCAATCCAGTGCCACCCGTAACGCGGAATTCGCCTTCCTGCGACTGGAAAACATCGCGCGACATCGGCCCGTACTCGCAATAGACAAATGCTTTGTCTGTTGAGTTTTCGAGAATTTCAACGTCGCGATTGATTACAACAAGGTTCGGATATACCGAATGAACATCGCCATACGCGGGAAGCCCCGGCGTTTCGAGCGCCTCTTTTAGAATTGAAACATTCGTGCTGCTCAGGCTTTCTATTAGAAACATGCGGCGCATGGACTGCATCACGCCGCCCTGTTCGCTGCCTTTGATGTCTCGGGTTAAATCTGCACGCAAGGTTGCCATTAGGCCGCTACCGCCGTGTTGTCTGCCGTGTTATCGGTGATCTGTTTCAGGTAGTTAATCGCCTCTTTCAACTGCGGGTCGTTGACCTGGGTGCGCGCGGACGACGGACCAGACACGCGCATGCCGTTGATCTGCGAGCCGCGCGCGACGTTGCGGAGATACCCCGCGATGCCCGCCGATCCCGTCTGCTGATAGCTTTGCGTATCGCGCGGGTCCTTCGGCGCTTTGTCTGAGTCCATAATGTCTTTTTGCAGTTTCTTAATGTAGCGGTCGAATGTCTCTCCGTCGATTGCGCCTTTGTTCAATAGCTCGAATGCGCGGTTTACTTTGTCGGCAACTTTCTCTACGGGCGTTGCAACTTCGTCGGCAATCTCAGCGCCTTCCTTGTAGAGTTTTTGGAGTTCCTTCAATCCCTTCACGAGCGGACTTTTTTCGAGCGCGGCGGATGATTGACTGTTGAGTTTCTCCATTGCCTGCTTGGATGCGCGCGCGTAGGTATCTTGGCTAATAGCGCATTCTTTTAAGAGCGTGTTGAGTTCCGCAATCGATTCTTTGTAATTTTCCAGCGGAGTACGGGTATCGTCGTAAATCTGTTCGCCACGCTTTTTGTTTTCTTCGACTTGCTGCTGTTGCCTCTGTGCTTCCGCAAGCCCCTTAGTGGATTCCGCGAGCTTATCTGTGGCCTTCGCGGTTTCCTCTAGCTTCTTTGCCGCCGAATCAGAGATCATCTTGCGCAGCGCAGCACCCACAGGATTGATTGCTTTTTCAAGCTGCCCAAAAAGTTCAATCGTGCGCGGAATCGTTGAAGCGATAGCGTTCAAGTTTTCAAAAAATTGGTTCTTAAACTTGGAGTTCGAAACCGCCGCCTTATCAAATGCCGCCGACACCATCGCGCCAAATGTGCGCTGTGCCGTGTTCGCAGCGTCCACCATACGGGCATCTACTTCGTTTATTTCGAGGCCCATTTGTTTTAGCTTCTCGCGGCCCTGGGCGATTGCGTCTACACCGCCCACGATCTCAGCCATGTCCATCCACGACTTGCCAAAGATGTCCGCCATCGCTTTTGCGCGGTCGAAGGCGGTCGGCAGTTTATTGATCTGTCGCGCAACCGTTTCAAACGCCGCGACAGAATCCATGCCGCGCAACGCTTCGGGATCAAGACCAATCTGCTTGAACGCTTTTGATGCGGTATCGTCGCCTAACGCCTTAGTCATTTTCCCGATGGCTTGCGTAGTCTTATCGAAGTCGCCGCCCGCAGCGGAAGACGCCATTTTGAGCGCGTTGAGATTTTGGACCGACGCCCCGAGCGCCGCGCTCATATCGTTGAGTTGCTCTACCGCGTCGAAGCTCTCGCGTAACTTATTAAACGCCGCCGTTGCAACAACGCCAACCGATACCGCCGCTCCAAGACGCGCAGTGATGCCGCCGACAAAGTTTTCGGCCATCTGCGTGGACTTGCGCAGTCCTTCAACCGACTTCGTTGCGCCCTGCATCCCTTTTGTGAACGGCGCAGTATTCGCAACAAGTTGAACCGCCAATGTGGCAATAGAGGCCATGCGTTTACTTTCCTGTAATCATCGCGAATCCGCGTTCAACTTCGCGCTGCATTTCATCATCGGTCATCGCGCGCATTCGCGTATCTGCATACGGAAGGAAGTCGTCTACGCGGGCGCTTCTACCCTTGCGGTATGGGTTTGAGTTGGAAACGGTCGCCGCAACGATTGCACTGCGAATATCGCTGCGCTCCTCTCCCCAAGGGTCAATCCCGTAATACGCCATCCAATACTTAAACTCCTCGGCGTCCATGCTGTCTTTGGCTTCTCGAACGGTGCGCCCGAGCGCAAGAGCCAGCTTGTGCCAGAAAAGTTTCTCTATGTCGTCTCTAAGTTTTTTTCCGCGTCCTTCACAGATTCTTCAGTCAATCCGCTCAGGCGTTGCGCAACCGTCACGATGCGATCAATGGCTTGCCCGGACTTCTCGCCAAGCGCCCGGATTTCTTCGGGCGTCGCGTCATCAAACAGATCGACGCCGTTTTCGTCGCACAACGTCATTGCTGCGAGCGTGGCGCGATACCCGCGCATAGACTTCTTGAACATATCGGAAATGATGTCGCGCTCATTGGCAGTCATCACGCGCACGTAGACCGTGCCGCCCCATTCGGGGATTTCGACGGCTTCCCACTTGCGCGCGTCCTGTTTTTTGAGCACTTCGTCTTTTGCCAGACAACCCATTACGAGATCGCTCCCGTGCACTTAAACACCACGGTTCCCGTGATCAACTGCTCAAGTTCCGCCGTCTGCTCCGCGCTGATTACAAATGCCGATACGCTGCGCGCGGCTGCGTTCGGATACGTGATCGTTAACGTGGCGGCGGTGCTCATTGTCGGGAATGTGCCGTCGCCTTCGGTTTCGATTTCAATTTCGCCAGGGTCAGTCAAATTTGCAGGGGTGAAATCGTGCCATGTTGTAGTGGTCAATTTGCTCGCGTTGATCGATTCGCGCTGAATCCCGCGCCAGCGGATTGCCTTTGCTTTGTACGTGATGCCGGAAAACGTATACGTCGTTCCCGTCGCCACTACGCCTGTTACAGCCATTGGTAATCTCCTATATGCCGCTAAATAGCGGCGCTATTTCCTCGTTTGCTATCTTCCAATCCTGAATCACAAGATGCCGCCCCTTCTGTGAACCGTCGATAGGCGGATCAAAATTGTCTTGCTCGGAATCCATCATGCAATGCTTGATCTGCACCGCTTCGCCGTTTACGTCCACCTGCCCGCGGAATCCGCCAAGCGCAACCCATATCGTTGCCGCCACTTCCTTCGCGCTCCGGTAGTTGGCCGCAACGATGTTGAGTTGCAGGCGCGTCCACGCGATTCCGCTTGCGCCTTGCAAATGGTGCGCGTGCTGTTTGTCCACCATCTGAATCACGATGTACGGCAGAATGTCTGCGTCTTTTTTCTGCGGCGCAGCATTCAACCAAATGCGCGTGCCTACGGCGTTTGTCACGTCCGTTACGTCAAGTAGCCGCTGAACGATGGCTGTCTCTGCGGTGGCCGCGCTCATTTGCTGCGTGCCTCACGCACGACGCCCGCCGCAAGCTCACTGCGCATGATTTGTTTTGCGCGGGATTCGTTGCCGTCGAAGGCCGGGCGCATGAATGGTTTCGCGGCTGTTCCGGGGTGCATTGCTTCCGCGGCCCCGATGTAATCGCCCTGCGAAATCGCGTGCGCTTGCGTGCCGTATTCGACAAGATGCGCGTAGCGAACAGGATCGCGGAACACTTCCACTTCCCCGCGAATCGTTTTCGCCATAATCTTTTTGCCGAATCCGGTGCGCGGCCCAACAATCGTCACGATGCGCCCAGCACGCGGATACCGCTTCTGCTTGATACCGATGCTCTTCTTGAGGAGTCCGGTATCTTTCACCACGTTCGATTTTGCAGACGACACGACCGGCGCGAACGCCTTACGGCTCGCCTGCGCGACAACCTTGCGATAAACCTTGCCGCCCAATCCGTTCAGCTTGGCGATCAATTCCTTGTCGCCCGTCAGAACAAATTGGGTTCGCACGGTGTTACGCGCCATCGGCGTCGTCCTCGTCGCAGTCTTCGTCGCGCACGGGTGCC